CATTAAATATGTAGAAGAATCACAGATTCAAGAAACCAATTTTTGCGCCCCTTTGTTTGGCTATGTCAATAAATCTGCATGGATAGACTACAAACAGATTAACTGGTATTCCGATGACATCCAATGCCTAGAGATGAAAGTAAACGACTGCCAGCACTTTGTATCTACATCGTATATACATCATGTCGGAAGCCAGACTATCTCTATGGATCATAGCAAAAATGATATAGAGGCTAAGACTTGGATTAAAAAAAATATGCCAAATCTTTATGCGTTTTGGTTTGCAGAATCAGAAAACAAGTAGTAAAATTGTCTTGGGCAAGTTCGCCCAATTTTTTTATGGGTGCAAAATGAAAATTGCCATCGGTCTGCTAGACGAAAAGCCAAAACAAGAAGAAGAAAAGAAAGAGATTCTTGTAAGTAAGGCTATGAACGCAGAGATGGTATCAGCCCTAGAAAAAACACATCATTTTGGCTATCCAAACGAGAAACTTGCTAAGTTTTGGGATATGCCAGTAGACGAAGTACAGTTTTATCTTTGCGCTAATTGCGAATATTTCTGCGACAAACCCGAAACACTTAAAGCACTCAAGAAGGAATTGCCTGAGTCCGATGGCTATTGCCATAAATATGAGTTCGGTTGCAACTCAGGAAAAGTTTGCGATTCTTGGGAAGATAAGGGTGAAGAAGAATGAAAATGGCTGCTAAACAGAAAAAAGTTGGCAAAGTAATGTCAGAGTACAAAGCTGGCACACTTAAATCTAGCTCTGGCTCTAAGGTAACCAATCCTAAACAAGCTATTGCTATTGCTATGTCAGAAGCAAAGATCAAGCCTAAGAAGAAGTAATGGCACACCAGCAACAGTTTGACTTTGTAAAGTCAGTAGCACATCTATACCCAAAACACTTTCATAAAGCCAATGTATTAGAGATTGGTAGCCTAGACATCAATGGCTCAGTAAGACAATTCTTTGTAGATTGTGACTACATTGGTCTTGATCTAGGAGAAGGCAAAGGTGTAGATGTTATCTGCCAAGGTCAGGATTACGATGAGCCAGCAGATACATTCGACACAGTCATCTCTTGCGAGTGCTTTGAACATAACCCTGAGTGGGTAGCAACATTTAAGAATATGCACAGAATGACTAAGCCAGGCGGTTTAATCATTATGTCTTGTGCCACTACAGGCAGAGCAGAACATGGGACAAAACGAACAAGCCCACAAGATGCTCCTTTCTGTGGGGACTACTATAAGAATCTAAGAGAGTCAGACTTTGTAGAGCATTTCAATCTACAAGAGATGTTCTCTACATACCAATTTAGCGTAGGGCATCAAACACATGACCTCTACTTTTACGGAGTTAAGAAATAGTTGTAGAATAACAACATTACCCATCACCCCATAGAGGAATGGAATGGAAAATAGTACAGAAAACAATAATGTAGAGGTTGCGTCAACTAATAAGGGCGGCGCTCCTATAGGCAATCAGAACGGCAAGAAGGGCAAGCTGTTCTACAACCAACTGCGTAAGGCATTGGTACAAGAAGATAGCCGTAAGCTCAGAACGATTGCAGACAAGTTAGTAGATGCTGCCGAGCAGGGAGAGCCTTGGGCGATCAAAGAAGTAATAGATCGTGTAGATGGTAAGGCTGTCCAGGCTACAGAGATTAGCGGTGTAGATGGCGATGCAGTAGAGCTAAAGCTGATTGAGTTCGTTATTAAGCGCCCTGAGTGACAGAAGAAGAAAAGCTAACCCTAGAGATTCCAGAGAAGCTAGAGTGCTTGCTGGAAGATCATCGCTATAAGATTATCTATGGTGGGCGTGGTAGCTCTAAGTCTTGGACAGTAGCTAGAGTATTGCTTGCAATAGGCCGTAGGAAGAAGATCAGAGTGCTATGCGCTCGTGAGTTCCAGAACTCCATCTCTGACTCTGTTCATGCTTTGTTAGCAGATCAGATTAAGTCTATGGGGTTAGATGACTTCTACACTATTCAGAATACAAGTATCTTTGGTAAAAATGGCTCAGAGTTCCTATTTGCTGGATTAAAGCACAACATTACTAAAATTAAGTCGTTTGAAGGTGTAGATATATGCTGGGTAGAAGAAGCTCAGACTACATCTAAAAGCTCATGGGATGTGCTGATTCCTACAATCCGTAAGCCTGACTCAGAGATATGGGTAACATTTAACCCAGAGCTAGATACGGATGAAACCTACAAGCGCTTTGTAGTCCTGCCGCCAGCCAACGCTAAAGTAGTTAAGGTCAACTGGTCGGACAATCCTTGGTTTCCACAAGTCTTACGAGATGAGATGGAAGATTTAAAAGCTAGGGACATGGATGCCTATCTCAATGTATGGGAAGGCAATACAAGACAGGTCTTAGACGGTGCGGTGTACGCCAATGAACTACGCAAGGCACAGGAAGATAACAGAATAAAAGATATACAGATAGATAAATCTATTGCTGTATCTACATTCTGGGACTTAGGCTGGGCAGATATGACAAGTATTTGGTTCGTGCAGACGATACCAGGCGGTGAGGTAAGGATCATAGACTTCTACCAAGACTGCCAAAAGACCATAGATCATTATGTGAATATCCTTCAAAACAAGGGATATACCTATAGGGATCATTGGCTGCCGCATGATGCAGAGCATAAGAACATGACTGGCAGAAGCACTAAAGAGATTATTGAGGGCATGGGATTACCCGTACTGATTACTCCTAAACTCTCGATTGCAGACGGAATCAACTCGGCAAGGATGCTGATGAATCGGTGCTTCTTTGACCAATCCCGTTGTGCAGAAGGATTACAGGCTTTACGGCATTATCGGTACGCAGTAGACCCTGACACTAAGATGTTTAGCGAGAAACCATTACACGATCAACATTCTCACGCTGCCGATGCTTGGCGCTATGTGGCTGTGGGCTTAGATGAACAGCCTAATAACTGGAATAAGCCGTTGAAACAGAATACGAAGTGGATCATATGATTGATCTACATTTAGGCGATTGTTTAGAAGTAATGAAGCAAATACCAAACGGCTCTGTAGATTCCGTTGTTACAGACCCGCCGTATGAAATTAGCAATAGCGGTGGTGGAATGATGTCTAGGGATAATAGAAAGTTTATCCAAGAAATAGACAGCATGGGAATGTGTAAATCAAATTTTAATGTGCAATCTTTTTTAGATATAGTTGCAGAGAAATTTAAATCAAAACAAGCATTTAATGGGATATTTTTTTGCAGCATGAAACAAGTTGCCGATTATTTAAATTGGGCAACAAAACAAGGTTTGCAACATGGTATTGGCGTTTGGCACAAAACAAACCCAGCGCCTTTGTGTAACAACAAATATTTGAATGATATTGAGTATTGGATTTATATAAAAGGCTCGTTATCAAAAATTGGTGGAAGTTATAAGACTAAAAGTATGGTCTATCAGTCATCAATAAATAAAGCTGATAAGGCTTTGTATAAACACCCAACAATTAAGCCAATACCTTTGATAGAAAAATTTTTAATCAATCATACAAATGTAGATTCAGTAGTTTTAGACCCATTTATGGGCAGCGGCACTACTGGAGTAGCTTGTAAGAACTTAAACAGAAAGTTTATCGGTATAGAGCAAGATGCTACATACTACGAAATAGCAAAAGAGAGAATACATGGATCAACTGAAACTTAAAAATCTGATTGACTCGGAAATCGACAACTCTATCGGCTTCTTGATGACAGATACGATTGATGACCGTAGGAAGGCGCTGGACTATTACTTGCGTAGACCCTATGGGAATGAGATCGAAGGTCGCTCACAGATTGTTACAGGCGAAGTTGCAGAAGTAGTTGATGGTGCATTGCCACAATTAGTCCGTGTATTTACTGCAAGCGAAGATATTGTACGGTTTGAGCCTAAAGGTCCAGGCGATGAAGAAGGTGCTAAACAAGCCACAGAGTATGTGAACTGGGTATTCTATCGGGATAACGATGGCTTCTTAGTCCTGCATAACTGGTTTAAAGACGCTCTCCTGCAAAAGACAGGCATTGTAAAAGCCTACTGGGACACCAAGATAGAGGTAACGAAAGAGGAATATCAGAACCTAACAGACGATGAACTCGTCTTATTGCTGTCTGATGGCACAAGAGAAGTAGTAGAACAGGACACAACAGAAGAAGTCGCTGGCATTGGTCAAGACGGTATGCCCGTCATTATGCGTAGTCATAGCGTTAAGGTCAGCAAGAAAACCACAAGCGGCGGCGTTGTTGTAGAGAATGTGCCACCAGAGGAGTTTCTAATCTCCAAAAGAGCCAAAGATATTGCA